GGCGGCCAGATCCTTGTTGCCGGAGTTGATCGCTGCGTTGTAGCCAGCCAGTTCGTTCTCGCTCAGGTTGGTGATGGCCCAGCCGCTCAGCGCCTTGAACTTCTCGTCGCCGCCGACCGATTGCCGGATCGCCGCGACATCCGCATCGCTCAGCTCGGGCGCTGCGGCCGGCGTGGCGCCCCGGACCCCATCGAGGTAGGTCTGCACCACGACCTTGGGCAAACCAGCCTTGGTCGCCAGCGCCTCCACCGCTTCGCTCACGTCGCCCCCGGCCCGCAGGGTTGCATCGAGCTGCAGGGGGTTCACCTCAGCAGCGGTGAACAGGCCGGTCAGCGCCTCGCCGTAGAGGGCCTTGCCCAGCTCGGGGGTGTAGGCCTCCGGCGGGATGGGGCTGTTGGCGGCCGGCGCCTTGGCCTTGGCCTCCGCGAGGGCGATCACCTCCTTCAGCGACTTGCCGCGGTACTCGGCCGGGATCTCGTCGTCGGTGGCCTGGTCGCCATCGGTGGTGGTGGTGTCGTCCTCGGCCGGGCTGAGCAGATCGGCCAGCGGGTCGTCGGCGTCCCCGTCCTCGGCCGGCGCGGGGGTGCCCGGCCGCCGGGGAGGGGTGGCCTGCTTCTGCTCGGCCCGCTCCTCGGCCGCCAGCATCCGATCGAGGGGGTGGGACATGTCCCACTGCTCGTTGGTCGGCTGGCTGCCTTCCGCTTCGATCTCATCCAGCACGGCGCTGAGGCGATCTTCCTCGCCCGGGCGCACCAGGTTGAGGAGCTGTTCGGGGGTGGTGCTCATGATTCAGGGGGTTGTTGAGGGGGCGGGGGTTCGCCCTGCATTTGCTGGGCGGTGGCCGCGGCGGTGGCCAGCTTTGCCGGGTCCGCCATCGGGCTTTGCAGCAGCTGCTGCTGCCGCGCTGCCTCCTGCTGCGCTGCCTTGATCTCGTTGACCTTCTCCTCCGATCGCACCAGGTCGATCGCTTCGAGGCCCAGCCCGTTGCTGAGCCTGGTGATGGCAGCGCTCACATCGACGCGGGCGGCAACCTCGTCGGAGCCCACGATCTTGGCCAGCGCATCGAGGCCCGTGATGAAGCGCATCGTCTTGTCGAGGTCGTTGCCACGGCCAACGGCAGCCAGACCAACCGACACCACCGGCTTCACTAGATCCTTGGGCAGCTGGACCTTCCCCTGACGCGTCAGCACATGAAGCTTGCGGGTGATGTAGGGGCCCTGGAGCTCAGTCGTGAGGATGCTGTAGATCCCGACTTGCCCCTCGTCCATCTGCTGAGCCACCATCCGGATTTCCTCGGCGGTGGTTCGCTCTGAATCGCGGACGTTGGACATCATGAAGGCCCGCTTCAGCGAGGCCTCCACCCGCTGCAGGCGGGCTTCCGCCACCACGAGGCCCTGCCCCTTGCGGCCTTCGGATCCCAGCTCCTTCACGTCGTCTGGGTGGCCGATCACATAGCCGCCGTTGCGGCAGGCCACCAAGTCATTGATGCTGGTAGCGCTGCCGGGGCGGACCAGGTTCTTGGATTCGGCTGCGATCATCGCCCCCTCGGTCACGGCCTGGCTGAGGGATTCCGCTGTCTGCAGCGCCGCCAAGCACCGGGCTTCGAGGTAGCCGGGGCCGTAGTCCTCGCTGTCGATCCGGGTTGCCCGCAGCGGCATCCACGGCGAGATTTCAAGACGGGCCTCCGCCGTCTGCCCGTCGATCTCCTTCCCTTTGCATTCCTGGCACCAATGGACCTTCCCACTGGTGTGGTCCCATTTCACATGGGTGTAGACCTTGATCACCTCCTCCTCGTTCAACAGCTTGGTGGTGGTCACCGGATCGGGGCTGTAGTCCTTGCCCTCCTTGTCCTCGAGCAGGCCCAGGTGCTTGGCCACCGCCTCCGGCAGGCTGTCCTCGGCAAAGCTCTCGCAGATCACCGCCTCCAGCGGCCGGCCCATCGGGTCGCGCTTCAGCACATAGCGGTTCAGGTGGTAGCAGGTAAGCCCGTCTTCCTCGTCGTCGTAAAGCAGGATGTTGCCGGGGCCCACCAGATGGACCATGGCCTCCAGCACCACGGCGCGATCTGAGGTGCTGTTGATTTCGCGCAGCACCGACTGCTCGAGCGCCAGCAGGCTGCGGTCGAACTCCACCATGGATCTGGCGATCTCGTCCTCTGCGGTCCCGGCCTGCCGGGCATCGCTGATCAGCGTGGCCCGCTGCCGTTCGTCGATCGTGTACTTGAAGAACGATTCGGACGCGGGCATGATCGCCAGCAGCCAGCGGCTGGCCAGGTGGTTGTGCCCCTCGGCGCCGATGTCGTTCCACGGCAGCGGGTAGGTGTCGGGTTGGCCCTGGTTCGGGTCGTTGGCGGCCGGCACCAGCCAGGGCAGCGTCAGCCGGCAGGCCCTGCGGGCACGGTCCAGCCAGCGATCCCGATCGGAACGCAGCTTCTCGTAGCGCTGCTCGGCTGGCCCTTGCGTGGTGTCCATCAGGTTCCAATGTTGAGGCCGGCGCCCGCCGCTGCCGAGGCGCTGCTTGGCGCGATCGTCAGCCCGGCGGCCGGCGCCTTCTTGCGCTTGGTCGGATCGGTCGTCAGGGCGTACCCGGGTGTCGGTGCAGCGGCCGTGGTGGTGGTGGCGTAGGGGCCCGTCTGCCTGGCGGCGGCTTCGGCGGCCATGGCAGCGGTCTGCTCTGCCAGCGATGCCCGGACCCGTTCCGCGTCAGCATTGGCCGCGGCGATTTGCTGGTCCAGCTGGCTCTGTAGCCGTTGGGTGGCACCCTCCATCTGGCGCCGGGTTATCTCCAGCTGCTGGTTCTGCTCCCTGAACCGTCTCTCATTGAATTCAGGCCCCAGCGAGACGTAGTTCGGTGCTTGCGCTCCCCCTCCTGCACACATGATCAGTACCCCGCGGTGATGTTGAGGCCGGCGCCAGGGCCGGCGGCAGTCGTTGCGGCCGCTCGGTCAATCCGCAGCGCCTGCTTGCCGGTGGGCCGCTTCTGGCCGGTGCGGTCGGAGCCGATCACCGGGGCCGCGGCGGGCCTCTCTGGCGGCGGCGCGCCGACCAGTGCCGCCAGCCGGGCCGCCTGGGCGGTGGTGTTGTTGGCCCGGGTTGTGGCGATCGCCTGCTCCTGCGTTTGCAGGGCGATCCGGTCGCGCACCAGGGCGTCCAGCTGGCCCTGCTTCAGCAGCACATCAGAGTTCTGCACCCGCTCCATCAGGCCGAGCTGCTGGCTGGCCATCGCGTCATAGGCCCTGGTGTCGGGCTCGTAGATGGTTGCCCTGGATCCCCCGCCGCCGGCGCACATGGCTCAGCCCCTCCCGGTGTCGAAGGAGGGTGGGTAGACCGTGGGCGCGTCGGCGTCGTTGGTCAACAGCTCGCTGCGCAGCCACCGCACCACTTGAACGGCGCCGATCGTCTGATCGATCTCGCGGTACGTGGCCTCAGGGTGTGGGGCCACGTCAGGCCACAGCGATTCAGCCTTTGCGACCAGCTCCTCCGCGTTGACGGGCTTCGGCATTACACGGCTGCAGAGTTTGCCCCATGCTACGGGGTGCCGTCAGGTGGGTTCCACAGGATCGGCAACTCCCGGTCCGGGTCGTATTCACCAGCTCGCAAGATGCGGGCCAGCCGCACCTGGGTGATGGCGTCCCGGCGGGTCAGGCCGGCCTTCTCAAAGGCCTTCAGCACGGCCGCCCACATCGCCGCCTCGTCGGGCTGCCCGGCCAGGATGGCCTCCGCCTTCACCTTGCCGATACCAGGGCAGCCCTGGTAGTTGTCCGTGGTGTCGCCGATCAGCGCTTGCGAGAACACATTCAGATCGGCCTGGTGCTCGGAAACCTCCACGAACTCCGTCCCTCGAAGATGGAGGCCGGGGATCCCCAGCATGTCCTTGTCCTCCGACACAATCACATCACCAGGGCGGCAGAGGATGCCCATCACATCATCGGCCTCGACCTCGGCCAGCATGGCGATGTTCCAGCCCCGCGGCTCCCCGGCTGCGATGACCCACTGGATCAGCTGGCTGTAGCCGGCCGGCTTGCGGCTGGCCTTGCGGTTCGCCTTGTAGGGGGAGAACAAGGAATAGCGGAAGCTGGCGGCAGTGCCGAGGCACAGGTGCAGCTGGTGGTCGGGCAGCGCATCGCGGACGGATGACAGGAAGTCCTGGAAGCCGGCCTTTGCCTCGCCGTGCCGGCACACGTAGGTCCAATCATCTGGCGCCCACTCGATCTCGTATTCAGCTACGGCGGTGTGGCGGCGCAGGTAGAGCTCCGCATCCACCAGGGCCCTGGGTTGGTCGGTCATGGTTGCCCCCACGGAACTTCAAAAAAACCAAGCTGACCCTTGAAGGGAATAAATGGCAGAGGCTTTGGATCGCGCAAGGCAAACCCGTTAGGGCCTTGAAACCATGGCGACTCGGAGCGCCGCAGACAATCCACCAGGTTGACGCTGCCGATGATGCCGCCGCGTTGGAGATTATCGGCTTGAAGCAAGCCATTAAATAGTAATTTGCTAATGCGATGCGGGGCAATTTGGTAGGCAAAGCCCATAGCCTCTTCGTATTCTTTTTTTGTCATGCCTTGGGCGGCGTGAATCAGGATTGGACCACGCGTATAGGTGGGCCAGCTACGGTTCTCAACATCTTTGCCGGCCAGCAGGATCAAGCTGGCCCATGGCTGGCGGATGGACAAGGCAAGGGTCATGGTTGTCGTTGCTCCAATCGGGATAAAGCCTCCAATAGAGGCCGGGCCATTTCTTTGTACTGTGCAAAACCATCTAGGCATCCGCTGGTATAGATACCGTACTCATCTGGCACCCCAGGCCAGCGATAGCGCGGGTACTGGCAGCCAGCGCCTACGGGATCAACGCAAGAGCGAACAAGATCAAGATCATCCTGATAGATCACGACGCCACCTCCGCCGGCGCCGGGCGCCCCCGCAGCCAGTCTTGAACCCGCTGCAGCGCGTCGGGCGGGACGAATTGGGAGCGGAACGGAAGCCAGCGCGATCCGTCCCATTCGCCATCGGGCATCCATGCGGCGCATTGGTCCAGAAACTTCCGCTTGCTGTTGTGACGCTCAAACGTCACAAGCCACTGCCCCCTGCAGGGCCCGAGCCCAGGGCGGGCGGTCACGATGAGGCGGCTCATGGCGATCTTTTCATCCAGGATTGTGTAGGTATCAGGCATCAGAGGATGGGGGTGTCGTTGTTGTGGCGGTTGCGATATGCCTCCAGGTCTCGGAAGAACATGTCGGCGAATCGTGGGTGGGCATCAAGGAAATCCCATGTCGGCAGAGTGAACTCGGCATGGGGCGGCAGGTCGTGATTGAACTGCTCGACCGACCAGTAGCCGGCCAGGAGGCCGCGATGCAGGATCCTCCGGAGCTGTTCCTTAAAAAGCGGGGACATGGGATCCCTGCCGCTGCTGCCTTCTCAGCTGCGCCTGTTCCTGGAGGTGCTGCCGATACCTCTCTTCCGTGAGGCCGCGGGGAACCGGGCCGGCGGGCGGCAGCAGGCGCTGGCCATCGCTGCCGGCCACCACCAGGCGGTAGGCGGCAAGGTTCTCGGCGCCATCGGGCGGGAGCGAGGCCGATCCCGCCGGCAGCATGGCCAGCTGCTGCCGCGTCGGCTGGAGGGATCGAGGCAAGTCCGGCTTGAAGCCCCAGGCCCGATTCGGCAGCCCCGCATCGCATCGGTAGAGGGGCGCCATCAGTTGCCGCCACGTCGGGAAGCGCAGGAACTCCCCGGTGGCCCCCTGGATCCAGCGCTCGCAGGCCCATAGGAACTGCGGTGTGCTGACCTCCGGGAAATCGCTGCCAAAGCTGACGAACTTCAGCTTGAAGTCCTCGGTGCTCCAGGCTGCATCGGCCCGGGTTCTGACGTGCCGCTCGATCATGCGGCAGCCACGGGTGAAGGCCTCCGGATCAAGCAGCATCAGCCTTCTCCAGCATGTCCCGGATAGCCGCGGCGGCCGGGTCGCCCGCGGGGGCGGCGGCCGGCGGGGCTGCCGAGGCGATGCCTCGCAGGTACTCAGGCTTCAGGGCCTGCCACCCGTGCTCGATGCCGGCTTCCACCAGGGCGCGGGCCATGTCGTGCCGGCCCTGCTGGCACAGGAAAGCCACCCGACCGGCCGACAAAGTGAATGCCAGTTGAGTCCATGTGGCTTGGGTCCGGTGCTTGCCCCAGCGGCTTTCGTTCCACCACGCCAGCATTTTGTCGAGAAGGGCCGGCGGCAGGCCATCGCGCTCGATGTCCGCGAGCCAGGGCTCGGCGCCAGTGATCGGATGCAGCCGATCCGGCGCGGGGTTGTCGGACCGCTTCAAGCGTGGGCGCGGCGCCAGCGGGGCCGGCTGCGGATCGGGCACGGCGGCTAGGGCCACCGGCTGCCAGGCGCCATCCTGGAAGGCCTCGATCCGCTGGATGGTGGTGAACGATTTGCCGCACCCCCGGCAGGCGTGGCGGCGGCGGACGGCGTTCTCGCTCGGGCTCTCGCGGGTTTCGAGCACCCGGTTATGAGGGTGGCGGCAGTGGGGGCAGTTCATCAGACCTTGCTCCAGTCGATCGTGATGGCCGGGTGCAGGGTGCCGGCGATCAGGGCATCAACAACTCCCAGGCGCGTCCTGCCGGCCAGGCTCGCTGCCAACTCACACCGCAGCTTGTGCTCTGCGTCGGCGTTCGCCGCTGTCGCCTCCGCCTCGGTAGCCGTGGGGATGAAAACCTCATGGGTGAGCATCGATCGGGCCAGCCCCTGAACCACGGCAGAAACGCCCGCAACGGACTCGTCGCTGATCTCGATGGCGGGCGGCTCTGGCACCTCTGCCGGTGTGATCGCCAGCAGGGCCTCCGACTGCAGCAGATCGGCTACCGCTTCGGCATCGGCCGCCTTGGCCTCCGCCGCTGCGGCCCTGGCCTCGGCATCGGCCACATTCTGCTCGGCCTCCTGGATCGCCTGCAGCGCGGCGGCATCGGCCTCCTCCTGTGCCTTGCGGGCCGCTTCGGCGATCGCCTCCTGCTGTGCCTTGAGACGGGCCTCCTCGGCTTCCTTCTCCTTCTGGATTCGCTGCTGCTCGCGCAGCTGGGCCAGCTCGGCAGCGGCGGCCTCGTCGGCCAGGGCCTTGGCGTGGGCGGCTTCGAGGGTGCGGATCGTCTCCAACAGGTAAGCGGCGGCGTCCTGCTTGAACTCCTCCAGCCCGTCGATGTCGACGGACTTGGCGCTCTCGAGCCTGGCGGCCAGGTCCGTGGCGCTAATGCCAAACGGCACCCGGGCAAGGTCCAGGATGCCGTCAACTACCAACCGGTGCCTTGCCACCCGATCGGCTTCGGCCTGGGTGATGGCATCGAGCGCATCCTGGTGCGGTTTGATCAGCGCCTCCACCTGATCCTTGAGCTCAGCGGCCTGCTCATCGACTCTGCGGCCATAGGCCAATGCGTAGGACTTGGCATCGGTGCGGGCCAATTCGATCCGGCCCTTGAGCTTGCGCTGGGCAAACACATAGGACCGGGCTTCCCTGTTGCCGGCCTTGGTGCTGTAGTCGAAGACTGCCTCGGCAGATCTCTCCTTGGCCTCCTTGATGTCGCCCAGCAGCACATCAAACTGGCTGATGACGATGACCTTGGGCGCCGTGGCCAGCGCCTCGGCTTCGGGGGGTGGTGCGGTGGTAGTCATTTCGGTTGGTTGAGAACGTGATGGGCGTAGATGGCAAGGGCAAGCGCTGCCCACATGTCCTTTTTGATCCCGTAAGTTGGGCCGGGGTTCTGCTTGGTTCCAGGTGGGCCGAGGTAATCGATCAATGCCTGGCGAACATTGGAATCCCTGGCCCGGTTGCTGCCGCATAGATGCAGCTTGATGTCCTTACGGAAGTGGCGGGACATCAAATCCTT